CCGCCGCGGAGGTAAACAAGGCGCACATCAGCTTTCGCTTGATCGATGTTCGCCGGCCGCGGAAGAGAGTTGCACTCGTCGCCGTGCTCACCGTCAATGCGCCAGATGAGTGTGCCATCCTCGTTGTAGAGCTTGAGGTGGGCATACACCGGTGTGTCGCGGTCTTCGTGGTCGATTGTAATCCGGACGGAGAGTAGTGCTTTCATTTTCTGGCTCCAGCCCCTGATCCCGAGGCGCGGCGGATTCGGCGAATCCATGACTAGATAATAGCACGCATTGCGTGTATTGCAAGGGCTTTTTCTTGATCTGGATCAAAAGAATTACCGATTATCGAATTCCCTCCGGCCTAGCCGGCCCCCCAGCAATAGGCGTAGCCGGCTGGGATTTTTACATGCGCATCCTTCAATTCTGAAAACAATCCCATGCAATGGAGGCCCAGATGGCCAAAATATGCGGGGCGAAAACGCGATCGGGCGCCAAGTGCAAGAGCCGCCAGATGGCAAACGGCAGATGCCGAATGCACGGCGGTACGAATACGGGCGCCCCTAAGGAAAACATCAACGCCGTATCGCACGGCATCTATCAGCAGTATCTGACTGATGCTGAACGCGAGCAATACGACACGATTGAGCTCGGCAAGGTCGATCACGAGTTGCGCCTGACGCGGATTCGGTTGGCGCGCGCTTTAGCCGCTGAGCAACGTGCAGCTGGCCAGCCCGAACTAGACGAAGTGACGAACAACGATGGCGCCGGTGAGTACGTGGCGCGAGAGAGCCGCAAGAGCAAGGTTCGCGACTACGTCAAGATCATCGATTCACTCACGGCGCGGATCGAGTCGCTGGAGAAGACGCGCAAGGCCTTGGTTGAAGAGGGTGATGGTAACGGTGACGAGGTAGTCGGCTTCGAGGTGTTCGCTTATGAAGCTGATCCTGCGGTCTAGGGCGAGCTCCCCACAAGCGGACTTCGTCAACGCCGAAGACCAGTTCCCGGCTTTCGTGGGCGGCTTTGGCAGTGGCAAGACGGCGGCCGGCGTCATGCGGGCGCTCCGCTTGAAGTTTGCACATCCTGGCCAGGACGTAGCCTACTACCTGCCGACCTATGATCTGGTTCGGATGATCGGGTACCCGCGGTTTTCTGAGGTGCTGACGAATGCCCGGGTTCCGTTCTCGCTCAACAAGCAAGAGCACGTCCTAACGATCAAAAAAAAAGGGCGCATTGTTTTTCGCACGCTGGACAATCCAGACCGGATCGTCGGCTATGAAGTCGCCGACAGCGTGGTAGATGAGCTCGACACGCTGAAGACGCTGGACGCCGAGCGGTGCTGGCAACAGATCATTGCTCGGAACAGGCAGAAGAAGCCGGATAAGTCGCCGAACACCGTCGGGGTGGCAACAACGCCCGAGGGCTTCCGCTTCGTCTATGACCGATGGTCAACGAATCCGGCGGAAGGCTATGCGCTGATTCGCGCAAGCACTTTCAGCAACGCGCGCAACCTGCCAGACGGCTACATAGACTCGCTGCGGCGGTCCTACCCAGCGCAGTTGATCGCGGCTTACCTGGAAGGTCAGTTCGTCAATTTGACGGCTGGGGCGGTCTATCCCGATTTCGGGCGCGAGGCGAATCATACCGACGAGGTAATCGCTGAGGGCGAGGATCTGCATATAGGGCTCGACTTTAACGTCTATAACTGCACGGCCGCAGTGGGCGTCATCCGTTTCGGTGCCCCGAAGATACTAGGTGAGTTGGTGAAGATGCGGGACACCCCGCATGTGATCGAGACGATCAAGCAGAAGTTTCCGGGCCACAAGATCACGATCTACCCAGACGCGAGCGGGCAGAGCAACAAGACGGTCAATGCGACCGAGAGCGACATCCTGCTTCTGCAGCGCGCGGGCTTCACGGTATTGGTCCCGACCAAAAACCCGTTCGTCAAAGAGCGCGTGATGTCGGTCAATGCCTTGATCTGCAATTCGCTGGGGATGCGGACGCTGCTGGTCAATACCCGGCTGGCGCCGACGGTGACCGAATGCCTGGAGCAGCAGATTTATGACAAGAACGGCGAGCCGGATAAGACAGAGGACAAAGATCATGCGCCTGATGCGCTGGGATACTTCCTGCATTACCGCTGGCCGATTGTGAGGCCGAAATCATCATCATTCATTGCTGTGCCCCATATGGCCCGCTAGGAGACACTATGAGCAAGATCAAACTAAACCCGGCGAACAAAGGTGCGCTGCACCGTGCCTTGCACGTCAAGCAAGGTGCTCCTATTTCAATGTCGATGTTGGAGAAGGCCAAGGCGTCGGGTAAGTCTCATCTTGCCCAGATGGCGAATTTCGCCATCAACGCTCACGGGTTCAAGCACAAGTAATGTTTCGCACGATCGCCAAGACCTGGCCACAGGGAGACCTGCCGGCGCGCGCTTATCGCATGGCGATCCTGCGTCGCGTGCTTGAGGGGTCGTTTTACGACAATCTGCCGCATGCGTTCGCGGAAGAGTCGAACGTCGCCGGGGAATATGTCCCGCTGAGAAAGAGGCGCCCGAGCGTGCGGGCGAGTATTTGCCGGATCGTGGTCGATGATTCAGTTTCGCTGCTGTTCGGCGACGATAACGCGCCGTCGATTGTCCTGGAAAACAAAGAGCAGGAAGCCAATCTCCGCCGAGTCCTGGCGGAAGCGAATTGCAATGAAGCGATGCTTGAAGCGGGAACGCGTGGCGCGGTCGGCTCCATCGCGGTTATGTTCCAGGTGCTCCGCGGGCGCGTTTTCCTGCGCGTGCTCGATACCGATTCGCTGACGCCAACATGGGATTCAGAGGCTCCTGACACGCTGATCTCTGTCACTGAGCGCTATCAGGTCAAGGGGGCCGTCCTGGCCGATCTTGGCTATACCATCGCGCCGGCTGACCTAGCCGCTACTTTCTGGTTCCAGCGGACGTGGGACACGCAGTCGGAAACGTGGTATCAGCCGCAGAAGATCACCGCCAAGTCGCAGCCGAAGCTCGATGCCAAGCGCAGCGTGCAGCACAAGCTCGGCTTTGTGCCGATAGCCTGGATCAAGAATCTCCCTGGTGGAGATGGCATAGACGGCATGCCGACGATCACTGGCGAGGCGATTGATTGCCAGATCGAAGTCGACTACCAGCTCTCACAAGCTGGTAGAGCTCTGAAATTCATGGGCGACCCGACCCTGGTCATCAAGGAAAATTCGCCGGAAGATGGCCCGCGAGTAAAGGGTGCCGCGAATGCCTTGAGTGTCCCCGAGACTGGGGACGCAAAGCTGCTGGAGATCAGCGGCGAAGCGAGTACCGCGGTAATTGAGTACGTCAAGCACCTCCGGGAAGTCGCGCTTGAATCTCTTCACGGCAACCGGGCGACGAATGAAAAAATCGCAGCGGCTCAGTCCGGAAAGGCGATGGAATTGATGAATCAGCCGCTGATCTGGCTGGCTGGAAAGCTCCGCATCAGTTACGGGGGTGCCCTCATCGAACTGGCAATAATGGTCATCAAGGCCTCGAAGATGATCGGCCTCGTGTTCCGCGATGGAACGCCTGCCGGTGCGTTTGACCAGAAAGAACCGACGCTGAACTGGCCGAGATGGTTTGCGCCTACTCTCCATGAATTGCAGTCGCGCGCATCTACGCTCGTGCAGCTTACGTCTGCCGGCTTGATGAGCCGCGAGACGGCCATCGGAATTCTCTGTGCTGAATATGGGATCGAGGATGCGGACGCGGAAAAGGTGCTTGCCGATGCCGAACTCGCCGCCCGCAACGCTACCGCTAAGATTCAAGTCGCCATCGCAGAATAGTTTCCCCATATCGGTTGATCCGGTATGTCCTCAACGGCCCGCTTGATGCGGGCTTTTTTATTGGAGAGCTAGATGCTCATCAAGCGCCACTTTTACCCGTTCCGCAATCAAGACGATCCCGCTGGAGGCGGTTCCGCTCCAGTTGCTGCGCCGAAACCGGCCCCTGTTGTCCCTCCCGCACCCGCTCCGGCTATCCCGGCTCTCGAGCAGAAGACGAACTTCAGTTTGGAGTATGTCCAGGAACTGAGGGCAGAAAACGCCAAGTACCGGACGAATGCCAACGAATCGAAGGCGGCGGCCGATGCTGCTGCCGCAAAGGCGGAAGAAGCGGAAACCGCTGCGACTGCGAAGATTGCAGAAGCCGAAGGGAAGGCCAACGAACGCATCATCCGCGCCGAATTGAAGGCCGAAGCCATCAAGGCCGGCATGGTCGATCTGGATGGCCTGAAGCTCGCCGATCTGACCACCGTCAAGCTTGACGACAAAGGTGAAGTGGTTGGCGCTGCGGAGATGATGAAGGCGCTGAAAGAGGCCAAGCCCTATCTCTTCGGGCAAGCGGCCAGTACTACACAAACCGCTACGGTTCCTCCGAAAAAGGAAGATCCGAAGCCGTTCGACGCGCGCACGGCAACAGACGACGAACGCGCCGCAAAAGCAAAAGAACTCGGTATCACGCTGAAGAAACGCTAATCCGACCCGCGCGAATTCACCCGCGCAACCCCGTGAGTCCTGACGACGAGGGGAGATGCAGCAGATTCACCCTCCCTTCGTTTTCTTTAAGGACACATCATGGCTCTCAATAACCTTCCCGCCTCGCTGCAAAGCGCTATCCAGACTGGCTTTCTGGAGCACCAATTCGGTCTCCCGCTCCGTGCCAAGCTCGGCTTCCGCGCAATCGCCGACCGCGAGGCTTTCACTGCCAACATCGGTGAGACTATCACCAAGACCCGTACCGGCCTCCTGCCGGCGATCAGCACGCCCATGTCGCCCGCGGCCAATTCGGACATCACCAGCGGCCTGACTCCGCAGAATTACGGCGTCGAGCAGTACGTTCTGTCCGTCGCGCAGTACGGCGCGAACATGCAGCTTAACATCGTGACTCAGCGCGTGGCCATCGCCGACTTCTACCTGCGAAATGCCTACGCCCTGGGCGAGCAGGCGTTCCGTTCGGTCGATACCATCGCGCAACTCGCGGTGTTCAATGCGTACATGGGGGGCAATACCCGTGTCAAGACCACGCTGGGCGCCCCGGCCGTGACGATTGCAGTGGATGACATCCGTGGCTTCATGACCACGGTCAATAGCGCCGGCCAGCCCGTGACCGTTAGCGTGGCGAATCCGGTCAACGTCGTCGTGGGTTCTGACGTGTATTCACTGACCGGCTATACCGCCGATGGCGTGAATGTTTCGACTGCCCCGAGCGGCATCAGTGGTACGCTGACTTTCTCGGCTAATGTGACCGTGGCCGATGCCACCGCTGGCAATCCCGTGGTCTCGGCTGTCGCGCCTGTTGTGATTCGTCCCTCGGCGTCTGCTACCAATGTGCAGGCTGCCACGACTGCCGCGATCAGTGCCGCCAGCGACATCAATAACGGCAAGCTGACGATGGGCATGATTCTCGAAGCCAAGGCTACGATGTCGGCCAACGGGGTTCCTCCGGTCGATGCTACGGGGATGTACAACCTGTATCTGGACCCGCTCCAGGCGACCGGCCTCTACAGCGATCCGGCATTCCAATACTTCTTCCGCGGTCAAGTGACCTCGGAAGAGTACCGGCGCGGCGTGATTGCCGAGATGCTGGGGGTCCATCTCCAGGAAACCAACCTCAACCCGGTGCAGACGCTTTCCGGTGTTGGCACTGTGCGCCGTGCCGTGCTTTGCGGCCAAGGTGCTCTGGTCGAGGGCGAATTCACCTCGGATGCGTATTCCGAAGCGACGGGCACCGACGACGAAGACATGATCTCCGTCATCGATGGCATCGCTCACGTGACCCGTGAGCCGCTGGACGCGCTGAAGCAGGTTGTGACGCAAACGTGGTCCTACATCGGCGGCTTCGTTGCGCCGACCGACATCACTACGACCTCCGCAACGATGCCGACGGCGAATAGTTCGGCCCTCAAGCGCGCGATCGTCCTCGAATCGCTGTAAGCCGCTGCTGTTGTAAGCAAACCGGGGCGGCCAGGTGCTGCCCCGTTCTTTTCAGGAGATCAAGATGGCTCGACCCTACAATCGGCAACCGATGCAATCCGACGCGGCCGAAGATGCGCAGCCGGATACCAAGGCCGAAGATGCGCAGCCGAAGTCTTTCGTGCTGGCTCGCAATCACGGCATGGTCATTGATGGGCGAAGCCGGTTCTATTCGGCCGGACTGTCACTCGATCCGGAGAAGGATTCGGCCCTGATTTCCACTCTCGTGCGTTCCGGCGCGACGTTCGAGTAAAGCATGAGCTTCACCCCCTACAGTTTCACATCGGCGCAACTGGTCGATATTCGCCGCTTCTGCGGGTATCCGGCCTACGGTGACGGTGCAGTCGTGTTCCCGTTCCCGTGGATCATGAAGCAATACCTGGCGCTCGAATATCGCCTGCAGCATATCAGCACCGACGAAGGTGCTGTAGTCGTGAATACCTACTTGACGAACCTCTATACGCTGGAGTCGGCTGTGCCTGGCGCGGGCGCGAACCTCGACACCGACGAGGCGGCCGTTTGGAAGCACAACAAGAATGAAGTGGATGACCGCCTGAAACTCTTTGATAGTTGGCGCCGCCGACTGTGCCAGTTTCTCGGCGTGCCGCCTGGGCCGCAAATGGCCGGGCAGGGCGGCATCTCTCTGGTGGTGTGATGGTCAGCGTCGTTGAATTACGGAAGACGAGCCTGCAGGATGTTCCATGGCAACTTCGCAACATGGCCGACCGAATCGAGCGCGGCGAATATGGAGAAGTCGTCTCGCTGGCGTGGATAGTCCATAACGGCGAGAAGCCGCTGCCCATCGGGTTGTTCGGCGCATCGGCCAATCCAGCCGCTGAGGGCCACCTACTGTTCGCCATCGGAATGCGGCAACTTGAGGATGTCGGCTGATGGACGGCACCACGCTCAACGCGAAGGTCTATGCAGGCTACGCCAAGGCGGCGCTGCGCATCGGGACGGCGCACACGCAATATCGGCCATCATCGGCAATCACGCCGATCGCCGCAGGCAACATCATCACACCCGCTCTGCAGGCTAGTTTCAATATTGGCGGCCAGTACAAGAATCAATCGAAAGCGGACGTCTGGCTCTGGCAAGCGGTGCTCGACGGGTCCGCAGTAGCCATAGGCGATTACCTCGTCGGTGCTGAAACCTGGTGCATCGTCGGCATGCAAGCCCTGATGCCGATCATCGCGCTGCGCTGCACCGATACGATCAGCATCAGCCGGGCCGGAACGGTCACACAAGGCGCAGACGGCGCGCAGCAGGGCATCGTGACTGTCGCAAGTGGCATTCCATGCTATGTCCAACTCAAGCGCGACAAGGGGTTTTCGGCGCCGTCAGGGTTTCAGGCCGGCGCCACAAATACAAGCGCGCCGCTGCCGGAATGGTTGATCTATCTTTGCATGGGGGGCGTTACCCCGATGGGATTCATCAAGGACGGCGACACGATCACGGCGTCAAACGGGCAGAAGTGGCGCGTCGACGCGGCCTCATCCTCAACTGTGAGCTGGCAACTGTCCTGCACGCCGTACAGCCCAGATGCTTGAGGTCGATCTTTCGCAGGCGCTGAACGAAATCGGCCTGATGCTGCAGCGGAGCCAGAATTTGCAGCCGGTGCTCGCAAGGATCGGCGCCTCGGAGGTCGAAAACGTCCGCGAGCGCATCCAGTCGGAGAAGGATTCGCCATGGGGCAATCCGTGGGAGCCGTGGTCAGACTCGACCGCCAAGAGCCGCAAGCGCAAGGGGAATGAAGCGCTGGGCCTGTTGTTCGACGAGGGCGACTTGCTCCGAAGTATCCGTGCCGAGACACATCTGTACGGGCCGCATGGAACACTCGACATCGGCAGCGATCTGGACTATGCCCTGTACCTCCAAGACGGCACCGAGTACATGCCGGCGCGTCCGTTCTTAGGCTGGAATGACCACACGTTCCCGTTCTACGAGCTGATGCTGGCCGAGTGGGTTGAATTCGGGACATCGAGAGACGCATGACGAAGCTCATCTTTTCGCTGCTGCTGATCTGGAGAGTGATGATGTTCTGCGTCGTCGCGACTCTTGGGCTGGCGTTTGGGTATCTGGCCGCCCTCATCAGCGCGCTCTACTGGCTGATCGGTAGCCTGTACAAAATCATCACCGGAGACCTCAAATGAAGAAAGTCCGTCTGTTTCGAAACCACACGCATGCCGGCGAAGAATTCCCGGCTGGCGCCGAGATCGAGCTTCCAGACGACGCCGCGGATTATCTGCTCGGCGCCGAAGAGCAATACCGAGCGAAGCTCATCGAGAACGACGAGAAGTATCGGTCGGTGATGTCTGCTGAGGACGACGATGCTCGCTGAATGCGGACAGGACTTGATGACGAAGGTGCAGGGCGTAACCGCTTTCGCGTCCTCCACCAGCTTCATCCTCGGCGGCACGCTCCCCGATCCGGGCGCGACGAAGATTGCTTTACCTGCCGCCTGGATTCTGCACAAGAAGGCCAAGAACACCCGAGACGCGGCGCCGGCCATCGGATTGCCGTCGCAGAACATCAATGCCCTCTTGACCTACGTCGTCGCGCTCTACCTCCAGCCGACCAATCAAGCCGCTGTGCAATTGCCGCTGCTGCAAGCCGTGATGAAGGCGATCCACGGCACGACATCACCAAGCGGCCACCGTTGGTATTGGGAGTCGCACGAACTGGCTGCATTCAACACAGACCGGATGATCTACCCGCTGTTTTTCTCGGTCGACGCATCGATCTGATCTGAACCGTTTCACTGCAAGCCGCCCTGGGCAACCTCGGCGGCTTTTTTCACGCCTGCCGCCTTGAGCGGCTTTTTTATGGAGCCACGACCATGGCAGCTTCAACCGACACCACTTACTACGTAGGCCAGGGTAACGTCAATCTGGCTCCCCGCATCTCCGGCGGCGCGATCAACGGCGGTTTTATCAATGTGGGCGATTGCTCGCAGCTCCAGGTGAGCTTCAAACAGGCGTTCGTCGACATCCAGGAAAACCAGACTGGCTACGGATTCGACGCCCTGCATGCCCCGGTCTCGATCGATGGCTCCGTCAAAATGACGCTGCCGCAGTGGAGTTCCGCGAACCTCGAGAAAGCGCTCTGGGCGACCGCTCCGGCTGGTGCGGCTGGTGGTACTGTGACCGCTGAAGCGACGACCGCCTACAATGGTGGCAAGACCTATCTCGCCAACGTCAATATCACGTCGCTGGTACTGAAGTCGGGTGTGACGTCTTTG